AATTATGGAAACCGTCCAGTTTGAATGTCGAAAATGCAAGAAGATCACCAAGCAGCTGATTCACAACGTGACGGACAACCTGCCCGACGGTGTGGAAGTGATTCAATGCACCAAATGCGAATTCATGGGCATTGCGCTGATTGGTCAGTCAAATGCCAATCTATGAGTTTAAATGCGTCGTGTGCCAAATCAGTGTTGAAGTGGATAAGTCAATCCATGAAGAACACGAACCAATCTGCTGCGGGCAAAACATGAGTAGGGTCTACTCAACCTTTGGCATTTCATTCAAGGGCGACGGTTGGGGACACCAGTGAAAAGTTATCCACAGGGTTTATCAACAGGGGTGCAAAACTTGTGGGACACGCCCAAAGCCACGCACAAAGTTATTCAACCCTTGACTGGGGGGTGTACGCTTGACGCATACAACAACACCCCGCCTTTTCGGGATAATCACAAGAATGAAGTTCTTTCAAATAATCTTAAAAACAAAAAGATAAAGATAAAAAGAATTCAATGGTTGTTGCTAATCACTAGCCTGATCGCACCGATAGGGGCAAGCCCTGCCCAAGCAGGTGCGCATTACTCAATTGACCATTTGAAACTTTATGCACACAGTCGTTTGCTAGATTACAAAGAATTCCAATGTTTCAATAAAATCATCACAAAGGAATCACGTTGGTCATACACTGCACGCAATGGCAGTCATTATGGATTGGGACAAATGAGGTCGAAGCATTACCGTGACCTTGACCCTTATCGCCAAATTGACGCAACGATTCGTTACATAACAATTCGTTATTTGACACCATGCAAGGCGTGGGCGTTTCATCAAGAACGGAACTATTACTGACATGACTTCAGCACTTAAACACGGTGGTTCAACAAGCCAATGGCGCAAGATTCGTGAACGCATTTTGAACAGGGACGGACACACTTGCCAGCAATGCGGAATGGAAGGCAATTCAGTTGACCACATCATTCCGAGAAGTCAGAATGGAAGCGACGAAGACTGGAATCTTCAAACGTTGTGCATTTCGTGCAATTCTGCGAAAGGGGGGCGGTTTTTTAATAACGCTTCGACACCCCTGACCCTTCCTGTTTTAAATTCCCCCAAAAACGGCTCAAGAAGCCACGAAAATGATTGAGAAGGTCATAACAGGTCAACAACCGACCAAAGAAGGCTTAGAAAGGCTTCAAACGGTTTTGGGTAGGGACACAGATCGTGAAAATGCCCTGTTTGGGGTTCAAACCCCGCGAATCCACACGCCATTGAACGATTTACCTTCACGCGGGCATGAATTGGTTGACTTGGCGACCAGTTTGAAGATTGAACTTATGGAATGGCAGAAATTTGCGCTCATAAATTCACACAAGGTCAAACCTGACGGGCGTTGGGCGTCACCCGTCAATTGCATAGTCGTGGCAAGACAAAACGGAAAATCATTTTTGCAGTTGATTCGAATTCTTGGCGGCTTGTTCTTATGGGACGAAAACTTGCAAATTGGTTCGGCGCACCGCTTGTCAACGTCGCTGGAACAATTTCGGGCAATGGTTCAAATCATTGAAGGCAACGATTCACTGGCAAAACAAGTCAAAAAAATTCGCTGGCAACATGGCGGTGAAGAAATTGAAACGGTCACTGGAAACAGATTTATTGTGCGCGCTGGTGGTTCTGCTGCTCGCGGTGTTTCCCGACCTTCGACAATCCATTTGGACGAATTACGAGAAATGACTGACATTGAAAGTTTTGCGTCGTTGCGTTATACGCTCATGGCGGCTGCCAACCCAATGGTCATGGCTTACACCAATGCTGGTGATTCCAGTTCGGTTGTGCTGAATCAGTTTCGCGATCGCGCCCTTGCCAGTATCGGGGGCGTTGAAGATGAGATTGGCTATTTTGAATGGTCAGCACCGACTGACGAAATCAGCGTGGAAAATGCACGGCATGCAAACCCGTCAATGGGCACACTCATTCACGCCGACAACATCAAGTCAGTTTTAAATGACCCGCCTGACGTCGTAATGACTGAAGTGTTGTGCCGTTGGGTCGTTGCCATAAATAGCGCGGTGGATTCGGCTTCATGGGGTAATTGCTTGGACAAAACCGTTGACTTGGACGTGGACAAGTTGACATGGCTTGCCATTGACTTGTCCCCTGATCGCAGACATGCCAGTTTGGTTGGGGCGCAAAAACTTGGGGACGAAAAGTTTGTGGTCAAGTTGCTTCACACTTGGACAAACGAATTGCAGTTGGACGATAAGGCAATTGCCAACGAATTGGCAGACTATGCCCGCAAGTACCCAACCGAATACGTTCTTTACTCACGCAAAACCAGTGGCGCGGTCGCCGCCCGCCTTGCACCCGCTGGCATTGCAATTTTCGACATGGACGGGGCTTACCCACAAGCGTGCGACGAAATGTTGTCAGCAATCAACAGTGGACGTTTAAAACACAGAGGACAAAGTCAATTGTCTGAAGAAGTTTTGGCTGCGGTGCAATTGCGTCGTGGTGACGGCGGTTGGGTTATTGGACGAAGGGCATCACAGTCGGTCGTGTGTGGTGCAGTGGCAGTTGCGCTCGCAACACACTTTGCGACACGCCCAGACAATGATCTTGACATCATGGTTGGCTGATCGTATAAGCCTGACACAATTCAGGCATGGCATTTATTGACTTATTCACACGCAAGGCTGACGCTGCCGTTCCAGTCGAAGCCGCACAAGTGGACGCTGCTGCGATTGCGCCGTATTACAGTGAAGTTGGAAATCTATTTCTATTTGGTGGAATAGTAACCGCGTCACGCGCCGAAGCAATGAGTGTTCCAACTTGTGCGCGTGCGCTTGGAATTATTCAAACAATTGCTTCACTTCCAATGCACACACGCAATGAAGCAACTGGCGAAAAAATTACACAACCGCGCGTGATTAACCAACCAGACCCACGAAGTCCCGGCGCAACATTTTGGTCATGGATGATTTCAGATTTATTTTTCTTTCCTGCTGCATACGCATACGTTATGGAACGTTATGCAGACACAGGAAAAATTCGCGCAATGGAACGCATTGCACCTGAACGCGTAACAATTCAAACAAATGGCATGGGTTACGAAATCCAGTCGTATCAAATTGACGGTGCTTATGTTGACCCTGCAAACCTTGTTGTTTTTAACGGAACACAGGAAGGTTTATTGTCACGCGCTGGTCGTACGATAAAGGCTGCTGCTGCACTTGAACGCGCTGCAATGAATTTTGCAAATGAACCAATTCCGCAAATGGTTTTGAAATCAAACGGAACTTCATTGCCACCTGATCGCATTTCTAAGTTGCTGACTTCATGGCGTACTGCTCGCGCTAATAAATCAACCGCGTTTTTAAATGCTGACGTCACGCTTGAAAGTATTGGTTACGACCCAAAGAATTTGCAGTTAAATGAAGCACGCAATTACGTTTCACTTGAATTGGCGCGTGCGTGTGGTTTGCCAGCGTATTTCACTGATTCACAACAGTCCAGTTTTACCTATTCCAACGCCTTAGACAAACGACGCGATCTTGTGGACTTTGCGTTCAGAAATTACATGTCCATAATTGAACAACGTTTGTCATTTGCTGATTTCACACCAGCGGGAAACAAAGTCATGTTTGACCTTGACGATTTCTTGCGTGGCAATCCTTATGAGCGCGCGCAAGTTTATGAAATCTTAAATCGTATCGGCGCAATGTCGGTCGAAGAAATACGCGAGGAAGAAGACATGCTGCTATGAAAGTAATCACGCCGTTTCAAATAACCGCCGCCGATTCCGAAAGTCGCACAATCAGCGGAACAATTGTTACGTTCGAAGAAACTGGAAACGCTTCAATTGGCAAAGTTCAATTTGCGAAAGGTTCTATTGAACCAAAAGCCGTTCTGCTTAACCTTGAACACGATCGTTCCCGCAGAATTGGGAAAACACTTTCCATTGAAAGCACTGACGAAAACATGACGGCAACTTTTAAAATCGCGGCAACAACTGCGGGAAATGACGCATTGGTGGAAGCCGCCGAAGGTTTGCGTGACGGATTCAGTGTTGAAGTTGCATTTGACGAATACGAAACACTCAAAGACGGAACAGTTCGCATTTTGAAAGGTGAACTCACCGCCGTTGCATTGACGTCTGAACCTGCCATTAGATCAGCACGCGTTGAATCAGTAGCAGCAACAGAAGAAGAACAAATTTCAGATTCGACAATCGAACCTGAAGCAAAACCAACAGAAGGAGAAGACGAAGTGGAAGACACCGTCAAAGACGCTGCAACCGCCGAAACGGTTGAAGCCGCCCAGTCAGTCACCGCAACTGCTAATGCAGTAGGTGGTTGGAAAGCAACACCACGAATCGAAATCACTGCTGCAAAGTATCTTGAAAACAAAGTTCTTGCTGCAACAGGTGATGAATCAGCACGCCAATACGTTTTGGCAGCAGACAACACAACAGACAACGCTGGACTTGTTCCAACACGTCAACTTTCAGAAGTAATCAACGGACTATCAACAACAATTCGCCCAAGCATTGACGCGATTTCTCGCGGTGCATTGCCTGACGCTGGAATGACTTTTGAAATTCCTAAGATTACAGTTGCACCAACAGTTGCAGTCACCGCAGAAGACGCAGCGTTCAACGAAACAGATCAAAACAGTGCGTTCTTATCAGTGGACGTCAAGAAGTTCGCGGGTCAGCAGAAATTTTCAGTGGAGTTATTGACGAGGACTAGTCCTTTGTTTTATGACGAACTTCTACGAAACATGGTTGCTGCTATGGCTAAGGCGCAGAACTCATACGTCAATGGCATTTTAATTTCAAACGCGTCACTTGACGCAACAACAGTGGCAACATACCCAACAGCCGCTGAATTGCTTGGAATTATTGGTCGCGGTGCGGCAAGCGTTTATGGCGCAACTGCTGGACTTGCAAACCCATTTGCACGCAACCTGATTGCTTCAACTGGTCAATGGTCAAACTTGATGACATTGAACGACGCAGGTCGTCCAATTTATTCAGCAGTTTCACAACCTAGCAATCAGCCAGGAAGCGCATTGCCAACAAGTTTGACAGGCAACGTTGCGGGCTTGAACCTATACGTTGACCCAACAAACGGCGGCGACGGGGACGGAACATTGCTAGTCGTCAACCCTGACGCATACACATGGTACGAAGGAACTTCATACCAACTACGCGCAGAATCAACCGCAGACGGTTCAATCACAGTCGGCGTTTATTCATTCGGTGCAGTAGCAACAAAAATTGCTGCTGGTGCGTTCAAGAATAACAAGGCTTAATCGCCACCACTAATCATGCGGCGGGTTCTCCCGATCTCGCCGCAGCAGACTGAAAGGAACGGACATGCCAGCCATTGTCACTGCAAGTCAATTGCGCACGGTGCTTGGCGTGTCCGTTTCCTTATACAGTGACAGTTATCTTGACGAAATAATCAACACTGCTGAAGCCGTAATTTTGCCAATGCTGGTTTCAAATTCTTCAGCAGTTAACGCCTACAAATTAGAATCAAACGTGGCGACTTATTACACACAACGCCCACATCATTTTGTTGCTGGTCAATCGGTTGTTGTGGCAGGTTTGCCAGCACCATTTTCAGCAACCGTCACAGTCGTTGACGTTAAGGAATACCATTTTACCGCTGCATTGACTTCATCAAACGTCACATTGCGCGACATCATTCCAATGGGTACTGCGACACTTTCAGGTTATTCCGCTGCCGAAATTTACGCAAACAGTGCGCCAATTGAATCAGCAATTTTGGCAGTATCGGTCGAAGTGTTCCAATCACGCGTTGCTGCTGGTGGACAAATTGAAGGCGTGGATTTTGCTAGTACGCCGTACAGAATGGGACGCAGTTTGACAAACAGGGTGTCCACATTACTAATGCCATTTTTAGACGTGGAAACGGTCGTGCAATAAGTGCCAGCCAATTCCATTGCTGAAACCCGCGCAACTTTAGCCAATTCATTTTCAGCCCTTTCCGCAAACGTATTTTCGAGCGTTCCTGAATCGCCCATTCCACCAGCAATTGTTGTTGTCCCCGCGTCGCCTTACATGGAAGTTGTTTTGATTGGCAAGGCGTCCACAAAGGTCAAATTGAATTTTGCAATCACTGCCATTGTTGCTTCCAATAGCAATGCTGGTTCGCTGGACAATCTGGAAAAACTCATAATCGGAATTCTTGCGGCAATGCCCGCAGGATACGTTGTTGGCGTCATTGAAAAGCCAACCGTGTTGGAAGTAGGTCAAAGTCCAATGCTGGTGGCTGACATAAACGTTTCAACGTACTACACCCAAACGACATAAAAGGAGATAACGTGCCAACAACGATCATCACGGGTCGCGATTTAGTGTTGACGATCGCGACCGTTAACTACGACGCGCAAGCGACCAGCGCGACTTTAAGCAATTCGCCAACAGTCACCACATACCAAACACTAGACGGCAAGGCTTACAAGCACATTGACGACCAGTGGACGCTGGACGTGGACATGCTCGCCGACTGGGGCGCAACAGGTTCACTATGCGAAGCCCTTTGGACTGCATGGGAGAGCGCACCAAATACAACTTTGGCGGTTTCACTTACTGCTGCAACAGGTGCAGTGTTTGCTTGCAACGTCATGCCAGTTGTTCCGTCAATCGGCGGTGCAGCACCGGACGCGCAAGAAGTATCACTATCATTTGTAGTGGTCGGAAACCCAACTGAAACTTTCAGTTAAAAACTAACAATCGGGAGAAAAAATGAAGTTACCAATAACAATTGAATACACCAACGGCGATCAGATAACTTACACGGCTGCACCGCCTGAGTGGGTGAAATGGGAAAAGCACACAGGTCACACCATTGCACAAGCGCAAGAAAAGATTGGAATTTCTGATCTTGTATTTCTTGCCTATCACGCCATGAAGCGTGAAGCAGCGGGCAAGCCAGTGAAGCCACTTGACGTTTGGACTGAAACAATTTCAGAAGTCATTGTCGGTGAAGCAAACCCAAAAGCCACCCAGTCGGAAGCCTTAGCCGAATAGTTTGGGAGTTAGCCTTAACAACAGGTTTGCCCCCAAGCGAATTCGAAGCCGCTGAAGACATTCTCACGGTGTTGGAAATTTTGGAAGGACGGGCACATGGCAAGTGACGCAATTTCTTACGACAAGAATGAGTTGCGCGCCATTGTCCGTTCCTTTAAAGCAATGGACGATCAAGCAATTGCCCAAACCAAGGAAGCGACATCAGAATTGGCAACTTGGGTGCGCGGAAAAATTATTGAAGCGGCTGGAAGCAAAACCCGCAATCGGGTTGACAACAGAGTTGCTGAAGGATCAAAGGTTTCAAAGTCTTCAAAGATTGGCGAAATTTCATTTGGTTATGCTGGACAAAAACTAAGCGGTGGTGGAACAACCCAGCAAGTGTGGGGTGGCGTCGAATTTGGTTCAAATAAATACAAGCAATTTCCAGTGTGGTCAGGTCGTGAAGGTCGCGGTTCACGCGGTTGGTTTATTTATCCAACACTTAGAAGCGTTCAACCTGAAATTGTAAAAAAATGGGAAGAATCGTTTTCCAAGATAGTAAAGGAGTTTGACTAGTGGCTGGCAGTCGTACCCTTAAACTTTCAATTCTTGGCGACGTTGACAATCTCAACAAATCCTTAAAATCGGCAACAACTGACGTCGAAACTTTTGGCGACAAAGTTGGCAAAGTTGGCAAAATGGTTGGGGCAGCCTTCGTTGCTGCCGCTGCTGCTGCTGGTGCTTATGCCGTCAAAATCGGCATTGACGGGGTCAAGGCGGCGATTGAAGATGAAAAGGCACAAACACAGTTAGCCTTAGCCCTAGAAAACGCCACAGGGGCAACCACTGCCCAAATTGCAGCCACTGAGCAATCTATTCTTAAAATGTCCCTTGCCACTGGTGTGGCTGACGACGCTTTGCGTCCAGCGTTGGGACGTTTGGCACGATCAACGGGCGACATAACAAAGGCGCAAGGCTTATTGACCACCGCCCTTGACATTTCAACTGCAACTGGGAAACCGCTTGAAACTGTTGCAAACGCTTTGGGCAAGGCTTATGACGGAAACACTGCCGCACTTGGGAAACTGGGAATTGGTCTTTCGGCTGCTGAATTGAAGACAATGTCCTTTGAACAGGTGCAAGGTCGCTTGACGGATTTATTTGGTGGGGCGGCGTCCAAAAACGCTGAAACTTATTCGGGACGAATTGCCCGCATGCAAATTGCATTTGACGAAGCCAAAGAAACAATTGGTTTTGCGTTGTTGCCAATCCTTGAAAAAGTTATAAATTTTATCAACAACAATGCACTTCCAGCAATCAACGCATTTTCAAAGGCGTTTAGTCTGGACGGCAATGGCTTGGGTGGAACAATTACAACCGTTGGCAACATCGTCACTTCAGTGTTCACGCCAATTATTAACGGAATGATAAAAGCATTTGGATACGTCAAAACCGCAATCGGCGACAATCTTGACGCTTTCAAAGAGTTTGGCGGATACATTTCAACTTATCTTGCACCGATCATCGGAACAGTTTTGGGCGGTGCGTTGACCGTTGCTGGCAAAATTGCCGCAGGTGTGATTGACGTAATTGGCGGCGTCATTAGTGCAATCAACAAGGTCATAAATACAGCCATTGACGGAATTAACTTTTTAATTCGCGCTTACAACGCCATTCCGTTTCTCAGCAATGTCAGCCAATTAAACCCATTACAAGCACCAAGTTCGGGGTTTGCAACAGGTGGCGCACCTAGTGCAATCAGCGGTGGTGGGAGTTCAGGGCTTGGTGGTGTCCTTTCGGGATTAGGAAGCGTGCAATCAGGACTTGCAAGCGCAACTGCTGCTGCTGGTGGCGGTGGGTCAAGTTCGAGCAGCGTTCAAAAAGCATTAAACGCATTGACCGCCCAACGTGATGATCTAATTATTAAAGCCGAAATTCTAAAAACACAAATGGGATTGGTTCAACCTTCACCATTGGCAAACTTTCGCGCCAGTGAATCAGCCAGCGGTTCAGTAATAAATATTAACGTTTCGGGGGCTATTGACAGAGAAGGCACGGCACGCACAATCGCTGACACTTTAAACAATTCGTTCTATCGCGGAACAGGTGGCGCGACTAATTTGGTGACTTCATGACGTTATGGAATCCAGTTTGGAAAGTTGAAATTGACGGCATTGAATACACAGACGCCATTTTGGCTAATCTAAGTATTAGAAGCGGTCGAACAAACATTTATCAACAAGCCCAAGCGGGTTATGTCAATCTCCAATTGCTTGACGTTTCACAAACCACAATTCCAGTTTCTATTAACTCAACAATTAGCGTTTTGATTCAGGATACGTCTAGCACTTTTGTGGCTATCTTTGGCGGCAACGTTGTGGACATTGGTTTGGAAATTCGTGACGTTGGTTCAACCATGTTCACACAGACTTATTCGATCACTGCATTGGGTGCGTTAGCACGTTTGCCAAAAGCATTAACTAACGGCGTGCTTTCAAAAGATTTTGACGGCAATCAAATTTTGACAATTCTTTCAGATTTACTTTTGAATACTTGGGCTGAAGTTCCTGCTGCATTAACGTGGGCAACTTATGACCCAACAACAACATGGGCAACGGCTGAAAACGTTGGACTTGGTGAAATTGACACCCCGGGCGATTATGAATTGGCAGCGCGTTCAAGTAATCGAACTGACGTTTACACATTGGTTTCAGCACTGGCAACTTCAGGGCTTGGATATATTTACGAAGACGCACAAGGTCGCATTTCTTACGCCGACGCCACGCACCGAAGTCAATACCTTCAAACAAACGGTTATGTCCAATTGACGGCAAACCAAGCCCGTGCAGCAGGTTTGCGTACTGAAACCCGCGCAGGCGACGTGCGCAACAACTTAACAATTAAATATGGGGCAACTAGTAGCGCGGAAGTAAGTGCCAGTGACACAACTTCAATTGGAAATTACGGCACACTTTCGCAAATCATTACAACAACCTTGCACAATTCAGCCGACGCAACTGCCCAAGCAAATTTCTATCTTGGACTGCGAAGTTCACCCCAACCAAACTTCAGTGAAATCACATTTGACCTGACCAACCCTGAATTGGACGACGCCGACCGCGATGATCTCATTAGCGTTTTCATGGGGCAACCAGTAGCAATCAACGACCTTCCACCCAACATGGGTTCAATTTATCAAGGCTTTGTTGAAGGCTGGTCATTTCGGGCGTCATACAACCAAGTTTCCGTTTCTTTGTTAGTTTCGCCAACCGCTTATTCTTTGCAAGCGTTGGAATGGCAACAGGTATCGGGAACAAAAATTTGGTCGGGCGTGTCGCCAACGCTTGATTGGCAACGTGCCACAATTGTCACTTGATAAGGAGAAGAACCTAT